TTGGGATTTAATGTCTGACGACAGTTAATGGCTAAGCAAACTCACTATATACCAAGGGATCAACCTAAAAAACGACCAGGAATCCACAAAAAATCGAAATCGAAATCGGAAAAACTACAGCAAAGTGCTAATCGATATAAAGGACAAGGAAAATAATATGAGACCATATTTAATGCTACCAGTAATCAGCGAGTTATCAGCTAAAGTTCTAAAAAAAAGCTGGAAGAAACGTGATGCATTGGTAAAAAATTTAAAAGATCCTAAATTTAGAGCTAAAGCTAAGCTTAAAGACTACAAGTCTAGCGTATAATGGCTAAATCGGCAGCATGGCAACGAAAAGAAGGTAAAAACCCAAAGGGGGGTTTGAATGCTAAAGGTCGTGCTAGTTATAAGAAGCAGACTGGAGGAACATTAAAAGCTCCTAGTAAAAAAGTAGGGAATAAAAGACGTGCATCGTTCTGTGCTAGAATGACTGGCATGAAGAAGAAGCTTACCTCTGCTAAGACTGCAAGAGATCCTAATAGTAGGATTAATAAATCATTAAGAGCTTGGAACTGCTAATGAGAGATACAAAATCAATACAAAATTACTTGAAAGAGAATTACAAAAGAATACAAGAAATGAGCCTATTCAGAAACCTTAAAAAAGAAGTCGTAATAGGAGCTAATGGGACTCAATCTTATATTATTAAAAAAGGCCCCAATAAAAACAAGGTAGCAAAATGAAAAATAAATTAGAAAAACTAGCGACACAAATGATGAGCTTAACTCCAGAAGAAGGAGAGCAATTAGCCTTAATTATTAAAGCTAAAGCTATGCCAGAGATAGCTAAACAACAACAACAACAGCAACAGCAACAAGGATTATTACAGCAGAATCCTCAAGCTCAACAACAAATGGCTCAAATGGGTCAAAGACGTGGTGGTCAACAACCCATGCCTAACGCAAGAATGGCTGCTCAACAAGGTTTATTAAAATGATAACAATAGGTAAAGGGTTTTTTAAGTCAGCACTTAATAGTGCAAAAGAATTAAAAGGCAAAAGTATATATAAAGCAAAAGGTTTAAAAAAAAAAGTAGCTACTAAACACGCTACAATAACAAAAGACTATGGAGTTTACAAAGGTAGTTTTACTAAAGACTTTGCAGCTGAAACACGTAGAGAAGGAAGATTATTAAGAAAAAATGTTAATTTTGGAAGTGTAGGTAAGAAACTTTATGATTACCCAATTACATCAGGAGTTGTACTTGGATTAACTGTTAGAGGTATACTTCCTAAAAAAGATAAAAAAGATAAAAAAAAAGGATAATAATTATGCCAATGGTAGGAAAAAAGAAATACCCATATTCAAAAGCTGGTAAAAAGAAAGCTAAGATAGCTGCTAAAAAAACTGGTAAGAAAGTTAAAAGAGGTTACTAATGAAAATATATAAAGGCGATCAAAACTTTATGAAGTCACCTCCAAAGAAACCTTCTATGGTAAAACAAATAATGAAGAAGGGTATCAAGTTTGGAGCTAAAGTTGCATTTAGTCCAATAACTCTTGCAATAGCAGCTACTCCACAAATATATAAATTAGGTAAAGCTAAAAAATTTAAATATTCTAAAGTAAGACAGTTTGATAAAAGAGGAAGAAAAGCATAATGTCTGAAGAAATAAAAAAAGAAGATGTTAAGTCTACAAACTTAGGTGGTAAAAGACCTGGAGCTGGTAGACCTGTAGGTGCAGCCACTAAGAAGAAGTGGAAATCTATGGAAGATATGGCAGATAAATATCAACATTCTCCTTTGGATTATCTATTAGCTGTGTTAAACAATCCTATGAGCTCACCTGAGCGTAAAATGTATGCAGCAGAAAAGGCAGCTCCATTTGTTCACCCTAGGTTAGCATCATCAACGTCTAAAATAGGAACAGATGAACCAATCGCAATCAAAGTCTCTTGGCAAAAAGACGACTAAAGACAAAGTTGCTAACATAGAAATACCCTATAAGCCAAGACCTTATCAACTAGACGTACACAACTCATTAAAAAGATTTAGTGTTCTAGTATGTCACAGGAGATTCGGAAAATCAGTACTAGCTATAAACGAATTAATTAAGACAGCAGCAGATAAACCAAGATCCTTATGTGCATTTATTGCACCAACTTATCGTCAAGGTAAGAGTATCGCTTGGGAATATTTGAAACAATACACAGCACCATTAATGAAATTTGGTGGTAGCAGAAACGAAACAGAATTAAGAATAGATCTATTCAACAACTCACGTATACAAATCTTTGGAGCAGATAATCCTGATAGTATTCGTGGAATGGGATTTGATAGTGTTGTGATGGATGAATATGCTATCATGTCACCTAGAGTATGGACTGAGATTGTAAGACCAGCAGTATCTGATAAATTAGGAAAGGTTTTATTTATTGGTACTCCAATGGGACACAATCAGTTTTGGGAAGTATTTGACTTTGCACAACGTGGTCATAAAGATTGGTATGGGAAACTATACAGAGCTTCTGAAACAGGGGTAATCCCAGATGACGAGTTAAAACAAGCTAAGGATATAATGAGTCCTGAGCAGTACGAACAAGAATTTGAATGTTCATTTACTGCTGCAGTATCAGGAAGTTACTTTGGAAGATTAATAACTAAAGCAGATAAAGAAAAAAGAATTGGTGAAGTACCTGTAGACGAAGCTGTTGGTGTAGAAACTTGGTGGGACCTGGGTATTGGAGATTCTACTGCAATATGGTTTGCACAAAGAATTGGAGATGAAGTTCATTTAATAGATTATTACGAAACTTCAGGTGAATCATTAGCACACTATGCAAATATCTTAATGGAAAAAGATTATGCTTATAGTAGACATATAGCACCTCACGATATAATGGCGAGAGAGTTAGGAACAGGTAAATCAAGATTAGAAGTTTCAAGAGAATTAGGTATTGACTTTGAAGTAGCACCTAAGTTAGAAGTAGATCATGGAATCGAATCTGTAAGAAATACATTACCTAATTGTTATTTTGACAGAGTTAAATGTAAAACAGGATTAGATGCTTTGAGACAGTATCGAAAACAATGGGACGACAAGAATCAAGTTTTTAAAAATAAACCTCTACACGACTGGTGTTCACACGCAAGTGATGCATTTAGATATGGATGTGTACACGACCCAATTGATACATCAGACTGGGATAAACCAATTAATATAGATACAAAATACGTAGTATGAAAAACAAAAAATCAAATCAAGAAATATTATCAGTAGTAAGCAGAGAAATACATAACGCATCAGGTTACATTGGTGGAGAACTTGTATCTGCTAGAAAAAAATCATTAGAATATTATTTAGGCGAACCTCTTGGTAATGAACAAGAAGGTCGTTCTCAAGTTGTTTCTAACGATGTTTTAGATACAGTAGAAAGTTTAATGCCATCATTGATGAGAATTTTTACATCAGGTGATAATGTATTTAACTGTGAAGGTATGGGGCCAGAAGATGAAGAAATGGCTAGACAATGTTCAGATTATTTAAACTATATTTTCTATAAAGAGAATGATGGTTTCCTTTGTTTATATACAGCATTCAAAGACGCACTAATTCAAAAGAACGGAATCTTAAAAGTATATTGGGATGATGCAGAAAAAATTGAAAGAGAAGAATACAAGAGATTAACTGAAGATGAGTTTAATGATTTAGTATCTCTTGATATGATTAAAGTATCAGCTCATACTGCTTACAAAGAACCTATTACAGATGAGTCTGGTAAAGAGATAGATAAAATTACACTACATGATGTAGTAATACATAGAACAAAAATTTATGGTAAAGTAAGAATAGAACCAGTTCCACCAGAAGAATTTCTAATTGAACGTAGATGTAAGTCAATTGATACTGCAAACTTTGTTTGTCATAGAGTGAACAAAACAAGAACAGAATTAGTTGAGATGGGTTATGATAAAGATTTAGTTGACTCGTTACCTACTGGTGATGGAGATTTTTATAGTGAAGATAAATTTACTAGACATCAAAACGTAGACTTTTCTCATGGAGAATCTGATGGAGATAAAAGTACACAAGATATTTTAATTCATGAATGCTATGTTAGAATGGATGTAGATGGAGATGGTAAAGCAGAATTACTAAAAATTTGCGTAGCAGGTGATGGTAAAAAACTTCTTGATATGGAAGAAATAGATACTATGCCTTTTGTTTCTATGACTCCAGTTATCATGCCACACAGATTCTATGGTAGAAGTATAGCTGAATTAGTAGAAGATATACAATTAATTAAATCAACTGTAATGCGACAGATGTTAGACAATATGTATCTAACAAATAATAATAGAGTTGCAGTACAAGATGGACAAGTTTCAATGGATGATCTTTTAACAAATCGTCCAGGAGGAATTGTAAGAACAAAACAACCTCCTCAAAATGTGATGATGCCTATTCAGGCTCAACCCATTACAGAACAAGCAAGTGGTATGTTAGCATATTTAGATTCCGTTAAGGAAACTAGAACAGGTGTTAGCAGACAATCACAAGGGCTAGATTCAAATGCATTAAGTAGTACAGCAACTGGCCAAAACCAAAATCTAACACAATCACAAATGAGAATGGAGTTAATCGCCAGAATCTTTGCTGAAACTGGTGTAAAAGATTTAGCCTTAAAAATGTTTGAACTAACTTGTAAATATCAAAACAAGGAAAAAATTGTAAGAATCAGAGGTAAGTATATTCCTATGAGACCTTACGAATGGAAAGACAGAGTTAATATCACAGTACAAGTAGGATTAGGTACTGGATCAAAAGAACAACAGTTAATATTGATGAATGCAATTCTAGAAAGACAAATGTCTGCAATCAATTTACAACAGAATGTTCATGGCCCAATGGTCAATTTAAGAAATATTTACAACTCTTTGAAAAAATTAGTTGAAAATGCAGGTCTAAATAGTATAGAACCATACTTCATGGATCCAGAAGTGGGAGCAGCACAAATGCCTAAACTTCCTCCTAAGCCACCTACTGAATTTGAGAAGGTGACATTAGCCCAAGTACAAGGTGAAAACCAACGTGCTCAGTTAAAAGCTGAAACAGAAGCTAAAGGATTGGAAGGCAAAATGCGAAGTTCACTTCTAGACTATGAACTAGCCATCAAAGAAATGGAATTGAAATACAATACCAAAATTGATGAACTAGAACTTAAACGAAGATCCATGTTAGAACAAACTGATCTACAAAAATCAGGAGATCTAATGGGGCAAATAGTGAGAGGACAGAAGCAATTCTTTAATGATGGACAAGGAAATACTAATAAGGGAGGGCAAGAGAGCTCAGCAACTGCTGGACGATCCCCTTCTAAAGAAAGCATTTGAAGATCTTTCTGATATTTACAGACTAGAGATCTTTAACACAAGTTTCGCAGACGATGATACTCGTAGAAACCTTTGGGTAGCCTTTAATATGGTGGATAAAATCAAAGGACATTTACTAAGTGTTATGTCAAGTGGAAGGTTAGCTCAAGCCGATATTGAGCAATTAAATAAACGAAGTTAATCTAACGAAACTTCAAATTCGTCAACCCATAAGGAACGATCATGTCAGAAACAACACAAGGTGCAGCAGAAAAAATTTCAGGTTTACTGAATCCAGAAACGGACAATCAAGTACCA